CAAGAAGGCCAGCCGCGTGCTCGTCGACGAGTTATGGCTGTTCGGCAAGAAGGCCAACGCGGACTCGATGCTGCGCGAGGCGGCCGGCGGCCAGGTGTCGCGTCCGGAGGGCTATACGCTCTACCTGACGACGCAGTCGGACGAGCCGCCCGCCGGCGTGTTCAAGGAGAAGCTGTCCTACGCCCGCGACGTCCGCGACGGGAAGGTGGACAACCGCGAGTTCCTGCCGGTCCTCTACGAATTTCCGGAGGAGATGCTCGAAGCCGACGAGCACCTCGATCCCGACAACTTCTACATCACCAACCCCAACATGGGCCGGTCGGTCAGCCAGAAGTGGCTCGACGCCGAGTTCCGGAAGATCGAGAACGCCGAGGACGGCACCAAGCAGGTCTTCTACGCCAAGCACCTGAACGTCGAGATCGGCGTCGGCCTGCGCCACGACGCATGGATCGGCGCTGTCTACTGGGCGCAGGCCGCGGCCGCTCACGAGATCTGGGACGGATCGCTTGAGGGCTTCCTCGAGCTGGTCGAGGTGGCCGTCGCCGGCATCGACGGCGGCGGGCTCGACGACCTCTTCGGCCTGGCGCTGCTCGGTAGGCTTCGCTCCGACCCGCGCACTTGGCTCATGTGGAACCGTGCCTGGGCGCACCTCGACGTGTTCGAACGCCGCAAGGACATCGTCAGCCGACTGCGCGACTTCATGAAGCAGGGCGACCTGATCCAGTGCGTCGAACCGACGCAGGACCTGGTCGAGGTCGCCGACCTGCTCGAGCGCGTGAAGGATGCCGGCCTCTTTCCTGATGAAGCGGCGATCGGGCTCGACCCGCAGGGCGTCGCCGCGCTGGTCGACGAGCTGTCCGGCCGGGGCTTCACGCCGGCGCAGCTGGTAGCGGTGCCGCAGGGCTTCCGCCTTACCGGCGCGATCAAAGGGTCCGAGCGCAAGCTGAAGGACGGCACGCTGCTCCACGCAGGGCAGCCACTGATGAGCTGGTGCGTCGGCAATGCGAAGGTCGAGCCGCGCGGCAGCGCGATCCTGATCACCAAGCAGGTGTCGGGCACCGCCAAGATCGACCCGCTGCTCGCCGGCTTCAACGCCGTCCAGCTGCTCACTCGCAACCCGAGGGTCTCGACCTTCGAATACACAGGGATGTGAGCATGGGATTTCTAGACCGTGCTCGCGCGGCGGGCTCAGCCTGGCGCAGCGGCACCGAGACGAGCACCACCGCGATCGCGGCGGCCGACGAGCCGGCCGGGATGCCGATGGGCTCGGCGCAGGGCACGATCGTCGGCGCCGAAGACGGCTTGAACGACGTCGGCGGCATGACCTTCCTCAACCTGCTCGGCGGCGGCCGCGGCGCGCCGATCGGCGAGGGCGAGGCGCTGTCCGGCCCGTCGGTGCTGCGTGCGCTCGAGGTGCTGACCGGCCTCTTCGCCATGTGCCCGCTGGTCTACTACAAGCGCGCCGGCGACGGGAAAGACCGGGTCGACGAGGCGCCGCAAGCGGTGATGTTGCGCGCCCGCGCGAACGACGTCCAGAACGCCTTCCTGTTCAAGGAGCTGCTGCTCGGCGATCTGCTGATGACCGGCCGGTTCGGCGGGTACATCCACCGCGACGCGCTCTACCGGCCGGCCAAGCTCACCCGGGTCAATCCGCGCGGCATCGCGCCGGTGCAGCACTGGGATCGAAACGACGGCCTCGAGGTCTTCTACGACACCAACCTGCCCGACGGCAGCCGTACGCGGCTCACCCGCAACGATCTGTGGTTCATCCCCGGCTTCACCCGCGACGGCCTGGTCGGCCTCGACCGGCTGAAGCTGTTGCAGGACACCTTCGAGGCAGCGGCAGCGACGTCGGCGTTCGCAGCGCGGTTCTGGAAGAACAATGCGCAGCCGTCGACCATCCTGACGGCCAAGTCGAAGGTCGAGGCGGCCGAGAAGCAGCGCATCCGCGCTGACTGGAAGGGACGGTTCTCCGGTCCGCAGAACGCCGGCGAGGTTGCCGTGCTCGACCAGGAGATGGAGGCGAAGCTCCTCAGCCACGACAACGCCAAGAGCCAGTATGTCGAGGTGCGCAGCTTCTACGTCGTCGAGATCGCGCGGGCCTTCGGCGTTCCTCCGCACGTCCTCTACGAGCTAAGCCGCGCGACCTTCTCCAACATCGAGCAGCAGAGCCTCGAGCTCATCCTCTACTCAATGATGGGGCACTTCGAGCGCGTCGCGGCCGCGGCGACGCACCAGTTCGCCGAGGACGGCCATTTCTTCGAATTTCTGCCTGACGCCCTCCTGAAGGGCGACATCAAGAGCCGGTACGAGGCCTACGGCACCGCGATCGACAAGGGCATCCTCAACCCCAACGAGGTCCGCCGGCGCGAGAACCTCAACGATCGCGAGGGCGGCGACGAGTACCGCGTCGGCTCCGGATCGCAGGTCGAGGGGCAGCAGCCTTCGGCCCCGGACGATCACCGCCCCCCTGAGCAGACCCCGCCGAAGCGCAAGCTTCCGGCCGACGACGAGGAAGACGCATGAACAGCCACGTGCTGGCCGCGATCCGATCGCAGCCTTGGGCGATCATGCCCGGCTATCTCGAGGCGATTGAGGCGGTTGCGCTTCGCGTCCTCGATCACCCGGCGCTGCTCGCCGTGAAGGACGACGGCCACGTCGAGCGCCAGATCGGCGCGGTGGCCCGCATGGGCGAGCGCGCGCCGGGCACCCGCAAGGCGATGCTGCGCGACGGCGTCGGCATGCTGCCGATCAGCGGCCCGATCTTCCCGCGCGCGAGCATCATGACCGAGCTGTCGGGCGCCACGTCGCTCGACGTCGCCGCGGCCGACCTCCGCGCGCTGCAGGCGTCGCCCGACGTGCGTAACATCCTGGCGGTGATCGACAGCCCAGGCGGCGCCGTCGCCCAGGTCAACGACTTCGCCCGCCTCGTCGCCGCTTCGCCGAAGCCGGTGTCGGTCCACATCACCGGCCTGTGCTGCTCGGCCGCCTACTGGATCGGCAGCTCGGCCGCGGGCGGGATGAGCATGGACCCGACCGGCGTCGTCGGCTCGATCGGCGTGCTGATCTCCACCTCCTACCAGGTCGAAGCCGACCAGGATGGTCGCCGCGACCTCGAGATCGCCAGCTCCAACGCGCCGAACAAGCGCCCCGATCTCTCCACACCCGAGGGGCAGGCGATGATCCGCGCGATGCTCGACGGCATCGAGGGGATCTTCATCGCGAGCGTCGCGCGCGGCCGCGGCGTCACCGAGGCGGTGGTGCGGCGCGAGTTCGGCGCCGGTGGCACGCTGACCGGCAAGGCGGCGAAGGCTGCCGGCATGGTCGACCGGATCGAGGCCGATGGGCTCGAGGGCGCGATCGCGCGCCTCGCCCGCACCGGCTCCACCACTCCGCGCCGGGATCGCGCGGCGAATGCCCTGACCCTGGCGCAGCTGCGCGCCTGATCCCCCGACCTTCAACCCAGGAGAAGTGACCATGCGCATCACCGCGCTCAATACCGCCCTCGCGGCCGCGCTGACGGCCATGGACGGCCTGCTCGCGACGGCGACCGCCGACAGCGACCGCGACCTCACCGCCGAGGAGCAGACGGCGTTCGACGGCCACAAGGCCGAGGCCGACAAGCTGAAGAGCAAGATCGCCGTCGAGCAGGACCTGCTCGACCGCAAGGCGGCGGCCGCCACGCCGATCACCGTTCCCGGCGTCACCGGCAACCAGCCCGGCACCGTGCCGGCGGCCGTGGAGCAGAAGGCCGAGGCCGGCGACATGGTCGGCCGCGTTGCGATCGTACTCGCCGCAACCGGCGGTATGGATCAGCGCGCCATGGCGGCGCACGCCGCGGGCATCTGGGGCGACAGCACCGGCCAGATCGTCGCCAACATGGAGCAGGCGACGAACATCAAGGGCGGCTACCTCGTCGACACCGCCTACAGCCGCGACTTCATCAGCCTGCTCCGCCCCCGCGTCGTCATCCGCCAGCTGGGCGCGCGCTCGGTGCCGATGCCCGACGGCAACCTGACGATGCGCAAGCAGACCGGTTCGACCACCGCCGGCTACGTCGGCGAGCGCACGCCGGCTCCGGTCACCGACCTGACCGTCGACCAGCTGAAGATGTCGGCCAAGACGCTTCGCGCGCTCGTGCCGATCACCAATCAGCTGATCCGGCGCGCGGCGTTCGGCGTCGACCAGATGGTCCGCGACGACCTCGTCACGTCGGCGGCGATCAAGGAAGACCAGCAGTTCACCCGCGGCGCGGGATCGGCGACGGCGCCGACCGGCCTGCTCAACCTCATTCCGGCCGGCAACAAGCTGGCGATGACGGCCAATCCGACGCTCGTGACCGTCACGGCGGATCTCGGTCGCCTCCGGCTGAAGGTGATCGGCGCGAACGTGCCGATGGCCAAGTGCGGCTGGATCTTCAGCCCGCGCACGGCGATGTACCTGTCGACGCTCCGCGACGGCAACGGCAACATGGCCTTCCCGACGATGTCGGACGCCACGCCCACGCTCTACGGCTACCCCGTCGGCATCACGACCTCGGTGCCCGACAACCTGGGCGTCGGCACCAACGAGTCGGAGGTCTACTTCGGCGACTTCGAGCAGTTCCTGATCGGCGACACCTACCAGGTGACCCTCGCCGCCTCGACCGAGGCCGCCTACGACGACAACGGCACCATCCGCTCGGCCTTCTCCAACGACGAGACGGTGATCCGCCTCATCCAGGAGCACGACACGCAGCTGCGCTACGACGCGGCGTTCGCGGTCCTGACCGGCGTCACCTGGCAGCCGTAACGGCGGCCATCCACCACGATCATCGACCTAGCGGAGGCGCTGCGCACGCCTCCGCGCATGGAGAGCCACCATGGCCGTCAAGTTCCTGAAGCCCTGCCAGCAGGGCAGCCTCTACAACACCGACGAGATCGCCGGCTTCGACAAGGACGTCGAGGCCCGTCTGATCAAGCAGGGCTTCGCCGAAGCGGTGAAGCCGGACGCCAAGAAGCCGGCCGAGCCGGCGGCGTAAGATGGTCGACGTGGCGGCGACCGACGGCGCGGTGCTGACGATCGCCGCTGCGCGTGACCACCTGCGGGTGAGCGGGAGCGTGGCGGCGACGTCGATCGCCCCGCTCATCACCGCGGCAGAAGGCCGCATCGAAAGCTTCCTCGGTCGATCGCTGGTCGGCAGCGATGGCTGGGCGTCGGCCGATCAGGTCCCACCGCTGGTCGTCCACTGCGTCAAGCTGGCGCTGTCCGACTTCTACGTGAACCGCGAGGCGCCCGAGCTCAGCGACGATCAGCTCCGACCGATGATCGGTCGCCACCAGCGTCTGTCGCTCTGATGATCGCCGTTCGCCCCGGCGATCGCGACACCGAGGTCCGGATCGAGCGTAAGCTCGCGAGCACCGCTTTCCGCGGCGCCGGCAAGGAGACCTGGGAGCTGCTCGACACCGAATGGGTCGAGCTGCGCGACATCCTGCCGAGCCGCGGCGAGCAGGCGGCCGGCGGCATGCCGGTAGCGACACGCCGCGCGCGGCTGCGCATGGATTGGCGGAGCGACGTGCTGCCCGACATGCGGATCGTCGCCGGCGACCGCGTCATGCAGATCGTCTCCGGGCCGGTCGAGCTTGGCCGGCGCGCTGGGCTCGAGATGCTCGTCGAGGATTACAGCTCGACCGCGAAGCCGGCCTGATGGCAACCAGGCGCGGCGGCTCAGCCGCGGCGGCGAAGATCCGCGAGCTGCCTCAGGCGTTCCTCGAGCGCGTGCTGCCCGGCGCGGGGCGCGCGGGCGGCAAGGTCATCGCCGAGGATGCCCGACAGACGCTCGGCGGGCGCCGCGCCGACACCGCCGGCGGCGGCAAGGTGCTGATCGCCGACTCGGTCAAGGTGAAGGTCCGCCGCAAGGGCACCACCATCCGCGTCCGCATCACGCTCGACGGTCCCGGCGCCTACGTCGGCCGCTGGCTCGAATACGGCACCGCGCCTCATCTGATCAGCGTCACGGACGATGCCCGCGAGGGTCGCAGCGTCTCGCGCATCAACAAGCTCGCCGCAGAGGGGTCGCTGGTCATCGGCGACAAGTTCGTCGGTCAGTCGGTCTTCCACCCGGGCGCGAAGCCGCACCCGTTCCTGCGGCCCGCGCTCGATCAGCGCCAGGGCGACGCGATCGCCGCGATGCAGACCTACGTCACGTCGCGTGCGACCCGCGCGGGCATCGCCGGCACCGAAGCGGGAGGCGACGAATGACCGGAGCCGACATCGTCGGCGAGCGCCTCCGCGAGCACGCGCAGCTCCTCGCGATCGTGCCCGTCGCCAAGATCATGGGCGGACGCCTCGGCCTGGTGGCCGCGCCCGCTATCCTCGTCCGGACGATCAGCAGCGTTGATCTCGACGCGCTGAAGCTCACGGGCACGAAGCGGATCGTCGACCGGGTTTCCGTCACCGTCCGCGCCCGCGATTACGACGAGCAGATCCGCCTGATCATCATGATCGGCGAGATCGCTGCCGACCGCATCCCGGCGATCGCCGGCACTACCGACGCATCGATCCGCTCGGCCGGACGCGGCCCCGACCTTGAGGGGCCAGGCGACAGCTTCGAGCAGGCGCAAGATTTCCGGGTCACCTTCATTCGACCCGCTTCCTGAGGAGAACGACCGTGTCCGATACCGAAACCAAGACCGTGCGCGCCAAGATCCTGCGCGACTTCACCGACGCCGGCACCGAGCGCAGCTACACCGCCGGCGACATCATCGAGGTTAGCGAGGGCGTCTTCGGCAACTACGAGGCCGCCCGCCTGGTCGAGGCCGCGCCCGCCGAGACGCCCGCCGAGACGCCCGTCGAGGGCGATACCGCCAAGTCCGGCCGCACCCGCGGCTGACCCGCTCACCCGTCGCGAGGCGGGTGATCCCGTGCCGGCATCCCGCCGGCGCGTCATTCAGGAGAAAAGCCGATGGCCGGCTCCACCGCCGCGGGCGCAACGCTCGCTATTTCCGCCGCTGCGCCCGCGACCAAGGACGCTGCCGGCTTCGCCGCGCTCTCGTTCACCGAGGTCGGCGGCGTCGAGAAGATCGGTTCCTTCGGATCGAGCTTCGAGAAGGTCGACTTCCAGCCCCTCAAGGGGCCGAAGGAGAAGTACAAGGGACCGGTCGATTACGGCGCCCTCAACCCGTCGATCGCGATCGATCGGAGCGACGCCGGGCAGACGCTGATGCGTACCGCTGCCGATGACGAGACGCAGAAGCTCTACAGCACCCGCGTCACCTTCCCCGACGGCTCGAAGGGCTACAGCCAGGTCCGCGTGTTCGGCATGCCCGACACCGTCGACGCTGCGGCCTCGATGCTGATGGCGAACCCGACGTGCGAGATCTGCGCCAAGCCGGTCTTCGTCCCCGCGACCTAAGCCGCTCGCCCGCTTTCGGGCGGGCGCCACCCAATCAACCCCCTCCCGGCGCCCGCGACGCCGGCTTCTCTTTGCACCGGCTCGCCCCGCTCGTCGCGGGTTCGCGGGGCGGGTCGGTGCGCCATCCTCCCGCGAAGGAAATCCCATGAAGCGTTTCAACATCGCCCTCCTGGCGGTCGCCAGCTCCGCCGTCATCCACGTCAAGGACGCCAGCGGCGAGCCGGCCTACGCCGACGCCGAGCGCACGCTCCCCATCCGCATCCACGTCCACGGCCCGGGCACCAAGATCGCCGGCATCGTCGAGAGCCGCCAGTCGGCCCGCGCGCTGAAGCGCATGGAGGAGAACGACGGCCGGATCACCGCTCCGACTGCCGAAGAGCGCAAGGCCGAGGCCGCAGCGGATCTCGCCTCGCTGACCAAGGGCTTCGAGAATTTCGGCTACGGGGACGACGACAGCCTCGACGGTGAGGCGCTGTTCCAGGCGGTCTACGCCGACCCGTCGCTCGGCTTCATCACCAAGCAGGTCGCCAAGCACTTCGGCAACTGGGGAAACTTCAGCGCCGTCTCGAACAACGGCTGACGCTCTGGGTCCGGCAGCTGGCGTGGTGGCAGGCCACGCCGAAGCCGGACCCTCGCAGCAAGCGTGCTCGATCGGAAGAGGTCGAGCAACGGGTCAGCCGGGCCGAGACGGCCCGCCTGCGCAAGTCGAAGCCGCGGATGCCGCCCAATCCGGCACCGCACCTGACCGACTGGCTGGACGAGCTCGGGATTACCGAGGCCGGCGGGATGGCGGCCGTGCCGATCAGCTGGCGCGAGATCCAGGCTTGGCGCGATAGCCTGCACCTTGATCTCGAGCCTTGGGAGCTCCGGCTCCTGCGGAAGCTGTCCAAGGCGTACATCAACGAAAGCCGCGAGGCCGAGAGCGAGCACCGCCCACCGCCCTGGCGCGCGGGCGCGACCGCCGATGAGCAGGCGGCCGATGTGGTCGACCTCCGCGCCCTTTTCAGCTGACCAACCACCAACCCGGGAGGACGCCGATGTTCGACGACGACGCTCCCGGGTTCGGTGTCACCTTCGAGATCGATGGCGGCGCATCGATCGCGGAAGCCAATATGCTCGCCGAGGTCTTCGAATCGGCCGAGGCCAAGATGCTCGTCAGCGCCAAGCGCATCGAGCAGGTGACCAGCGGCATGATCAACCTTGGCGGCGCGACCGCAGAGGTGAAGTCGTTCGGCATGGCCGCAACGCGCGAGCTGGCGGCAACCGCGCGCGAGGCGCGCGCCGTTGAGAAGTCTGGCGAGGCAATGGTCCGTCAGCTCGAGCGGCAGGGTCTCGCCTTTGGCAAGTCGCGTGAGGACCTCCGCGGCCTGCGCGCCGAGGAGAAGGCGCTGGCGGCCGAGCGTGCCGGCAACACCGATCTCGCCAACCGCCTCCGCGCGGCCGAGCAGGCGATCTTCGACCAGGAGCTCGCGGCTGCCCGCCGCGCGCGCGCCGAGGCCGAGGCAGCAGCCCAGGACAAGGCGGCCGCGGCGGCGATCGCGGTGGCGGCGGCCGAGCGCGAAGCCCAGGCGATGCGCGAGGCCGCGTTCGCCCATGGCCAGTTCGAAGCGGCCGCGCGTCGTGGCCTAGCGATGTGGCGCGAGCAGGAGACGGCACGCGCCGCCTCGGCGAAGCTGTCGGAAGCCGCGCGCCTGCGCGACGAGGCCGCGGCGGCCGACGTCGCCACCCGGTCGCAGGCGCAGCTCGCCGCCACGCTGCGCGCCTCGCACGACGCGATGCTGGCGGATGCCGCCGCGGCCGAGAAGATGCGCGCCGCGACCGACCCGCTCTACGCGTCGACAGCGCGGCTCAATGCCGAGATCGCCGAGTCGACCAGGCTCTACCATGCCGGCGCCACGGCACCCGCCGAGTATGCCCGGCAGCAGGAGGTCCTCACCGGCCGCCTGCGCGCGCTGACCGCCGCGCACGACGATCACGCTGCAGCGGGCAAGCGCGGCTCGAGCTCAATGACGCAGCTGTCGTTCCAGCTGAACGACGTTGCGACCATGGCCGCGTCGGGCGCGCCGCCCTTCCAGATCCTCGCCACGCAGCTCGGGCAGATGGTCCAGATCGTCCAGATGGCCGAGGGCGGTGTGAAGGGGTTTGCCGGCGAGGTCGGCGGACTGCTGCTCCGCTTCGCCCCCCTGATCGCCGTTACATCGGTCGCTGCCGTCGGCATCAACCGCTGGATGGACAGCATCAACAAGGGTGCCGACCTGAAGGCCTACGCCTCGACACTCGGTCTCACCGCGAAGGAGACCAAGAAGCTTGAGGACGTGACCGTCACCACCGCCGATTTCGTCGCCGGCGCGTGGAAGACGCTCAACGATGGCCTGGGACTGACCGCCAAGGGCAAGAAGCTCGTGGACTACCTGTTCGGTCCGAACGACCTGCAGCAGGTCGGCACCTTCGTCGCCGAGATCTACGGCCTCTTCGTCGGCGGCTACAAAGGCCTCGTCGAGGTGTGGAGCCTGCTCCCCGCCGCGATCGGCGACGTCGTCAGCCGCGCCGCGAAGGCGACCGTCGTCGGCATCGAGGCGATGATCAACGGCGCGATCGATCGGGTGAACGCGCTCGCGAAGGGCGCGAACGACCTGCTCGGCATGGACCTGTTCGGCTCGATTGATCGCGTGAAGCTCGAGACGCCGGAGATCGATGCGGCGGTGAAGGCCTATGCCGGCGCCGGCGCGAAGGCCGGAGCTGCGTTCGGGAAGAACGTTGCGGCCGAGACGAAGAAGGCGCTCGGCTGGATGAAGGGCACGGCCGACGAGATCGGCCGCAACAGCGTCGCGGCCGCGCAGGCTCGCCTGAAGAAGGACGCGGACGAGCTTATCGACAAGCGGACGGACAAGAAGCCGAAGACCGACAAGCACGCCGAGCAGCTCGCCCGTGAGGCGGCCGCGATCGAGGCGCAGATCCGCAACCTCTACGCCCTAGCGGCCGCCTATGGCGTGTCCGGCGCCGCGGCGCTGATCGCGGAGGCGCGGGTCAAGGCTGAGAGCCAGGCAATCAAACAGCGTGCCGACATCGAGGCCGCGGTCGACCGGCAGGTGCGGCTTGCGATCGCGCAGCGCGTCTCCAACGCCGCCAAGTCGGCGGCCGCGATGCGCGACGAGGCGCAGGTCCAAGCCGAGGTGAACGGCATGGTCGCGGCCGGGCTCGTGCCGGCCGAGCGCGCGAATGAGCTGATGCGCGAGCGCATCGCCGACCTTCCGCTCCTCGCGGCGATCGAGGCGGCACAGCAGCGCGGCCTAACCGAAGAGGTGAAGAAGGCGACTGATGCGCTGAAGGCGCAGCAGGATGCCCGCGAGAGCAAGAAGGCTGCCGACACCGGCACCTTCTACACCGCCGCGACGCAGGCTGCGGAGCGTAGCCTGGCGCTGCAGAAGGAAGAGCTGCGCCTCGTCGGCGCGACCGACATGGAGCGCGTGCGCGCCATGGCGACGATCCAGGCCAAGCAGGCGGTCGAAGCCAGGGGCCAAGACATCAACGCCAAGAACGCGAAGGAATACATCGACCAGCAGGTCGAGATCGCAACCGGCGCGGAGACCATCCGGCAGGCGCAGGAGGCGTACAACGCCTCGCTGACCGCAACCGGCGACCTGTTCGACACCATCGACCAGTCGGCGCAGTCGGCGGCTGGCGGCATCGCGGACGCGTTCGGCCGGGTGGGCTCGGCCGTCGGTGACGCGTTGACGATCGTCACCGGCTTCTACGCCGATCAGGCGCGCCTGCAGGAGCAGCACGCCGCGGCACTCGACAAGGCCGGCACCAACGAGATCGCGATCGCGCGCGAGAACCGTCTCTATGCGATCCGCTCGTCGTCGATGCAGATCAACGCCTACGGCAACATGGTCTCGGCGGCGAAGGGCTTCTTCAAGGAAGGCTCGGCTGGCTACAAGGCGATGGCGGCGGCCGAGAAGGTCTACCGCGTCGCGCAGCTGGCGATGTCGGTCGCCTCGATCATCCAGAACGGCGCCGAGACGGTATCCGCAGTCGCCAACTCGGCCACGCGGTCGACCGCGAACGCGGCCGAGGGCATCTCGGCGCAGGCGAAGCTGCCGTTCCCCGCCAACATCGCCGCCATGGCCGCGACCGGCGCCGCGCTGGTCGCGGCGGGCATCGCAGTGTTCGGCGGTGGCGGGGGCGGCGCGGCCGCGTCGGTGAAGTCGGCCGAGGATTACCAGAAGGGCCAGGGCACCGGCTCGATCCTCGGCGATGCCTCGGCGAAGTCGGAGAGCATCGGCAAGTCGCTCGACCTCATGATGAAGAACAGCAACCGCGATCTCGAGTACAGCTCGGAGATGGCGCGGTCGCTGCGTGCCATCGAGTCGGGCATCGGCAACCTTGCCGCGGCGGTCGCGCGCGAGACCAAGGTCGGCGGCGGGCTCGACGCCTCGACGCTCGGCCTCGGCACCAACACCTCGGGCGGGCTGCTCGGCGTCGGCGGGCTCTTCTCGAAGAAGATCACCCGCGAGCTGAACGACGCCGGCCTGCAGTTCGACGGCGCGTCGGTCGCCAGCGTTATCGCCGGCGGGATCACGGCCAACCTCTACCAGGAGGTGCTGAAGACCACCAAGAAGTCGGGCTTCCTCGGCATCGGTGGCAGCACGAAGACCACTGTCGAAACGATCCGGACGAGCGCTGACGCCGGGCTGACCAACGAGGTGAGCCTGCTCGTCGCCAACATGCGCACCGCGATCGTCGGCGCGGCCGGCACGATCGGGATCGACGGCGCATCGGCGATGCTCGACGCCTTCCAGATCAACATCGGCCGGATCAGCTTCAAGGATCTGACCAGCGAAGAGATCGAGGCCGAGCTCGCCGCGGTGTTCTCCCGCGTCGGCGACGACATGGCGGGCGCGATCGGCGGCGACGTCGCCGCCTTCCAGCGCGCGGGCGAAGGCATGCTCGAGACGCTGATGCGCCTGGCAAAGGAATACACCACCGTCGACGTGGCGCTGCGCTCGATCGGGATGACCTTCGGCGCGGTCGGCCTCGCCTCGATCGGCGCGAGGACCTCGCTGGTGGAGCTGTTCGGCGGGCTCGACGAGTTCACCGAGGCGACGAGCTTCTTCCGCGAAAACTTCCTGTCGGAAGCCGAGCAGATGGCGCCGGTCATCACGGCGGTGCGCGGCGAGATGGATCGGCTCGGCCTCGCCGGCGTCGCGACGAAGACCGCGTTCAAGGACGTGGTGCTCGGGCTCGACCTGTCGACCGCGTCCGGCCGCGAGACCTATGCGGCATTGATGGCGGTCGCGCCCGCGTTCGCGAAGACGTCCGACTATCTCGCGTCGCTCGGCGGCGAGCTTGAGAACACCGCCAAGACGGCCGAGCAGCTGGCGGCGATCGCCAAGCAGCGCCGCGCGCTCGAGATCCAGCTGATGGAGGCGAATGGCGATGCCGCGGGCGCGCTCGCCGCCAAGCGGGCCGACGAGGTCGCGGCGCTCGACGAGACGCTCCGCGCCCTGCAGCAGCAGATCTACGTGGCGCAGGACGCCGCCCAGGCTGCGCGCGACCTCGCCGCGGCCGAGGCGGAGGTCACGCGCGCCGCGACCGCGCTCGCCACGCAGCGCCGCGGGCTCGAGATCGAGCTGATGGAGGCGACCGGCGACGCGACTGGCGCGCTGGCGGCGCGCCGCGCAGACGAGATCGCGGCGCTCGACGCCACCCTCCGCCCCATCCGCGAGGCGATCCTCGCCGCCCAGGACGCCGCGGCGGCGCAGACGGCACTCGCCGCGAGCCAGGCCGAGGCCGCGCAGACGGCGCTGGCGCTGGCGCAGACCCGCCGCGGCCTCGAGATCGAGCTGATGGAGGCGCTCGGCGATGCCGCGGGGGCGCTGGCGGCGAAGCGGGCCGACGAGCTCGCCGGTACCGACGCGACCCTCCGCGCGCTCCGCGAGCAGATCTACGCCGCCCAGGATGCGGCGGCGGCCAATGCCGCCCTGGCCGACGCGCAGCAGCAGGCGGCGGCGTCGGCGGCGGCGGCGGCCGCGCAGATGGCGGCAGCGGCGGCGCAGGTCGCCTCGCAGCGCTCCTCGCTTCAGATCGACCTCCTCCGCGCCCAGGGCGACGAGGCGGGCGCGATCTCGGCGGAGCGGGCGCTGAAGCTCGAGGCGACCGACGAGACGCTCCGCGCGCTGCAGCAGCAGGTGTGGGCGGCGCAGGACGCCCGCGCAGCGGCCGAGGCGGCGGCGGCGGCGCAGGCCGCGTACGCGCAGCAGCAGCAGCAGGCGGCGCAGGACGCCGAGCAGCTGCGCCGGCAGCGCGCCGGCATGGACGCGACGCTGCTCGAGCTGATCGGCGACACCGCCGGGGCGACCGCGCTGCGTCGGCAGGAGGAGCTTGCCGCGCTCGACGCGTCGCTCCGCCCGCTGCAGCTGGCGATCTACGCGCAGGAGGACTTCGCGGCCGTGACGACCGCGGCGGCCGACCGCGTCAGCACCGCGCGCGACGTCCTCACCGACGCCTACAAGCGCGAGAGCGACGCCCTGCGCGAGACGATCGATACCATGAGCGGGCTCGGCGACGGCCTGCGCAAGTTCCGTGCGGAGCTCGGCGCCGGCAGCGATGCCGTCGGCGACGCCTACCTGACGACGCTCGGCCGCTTCAACGTCCTCGATGCCAAGGCGGCACGCGGCGACGCCGGTGCGCTCGCCGAGCTCGAGGCGGCGGGCAAGGACTTCCTGACCGCCGCGCGCGATCGCGCCGGCTCGCTTGCCGATTACCAGCGCGACGTCGCCCGCGTCGCGGCTGCGGTCGACCGCGGGATTGGGGCGACCGACGAGGCCGTCGACTATGCGCAGGCGCAGCTCGACGCGCTGAAGAGCTCGGTCACCGGGCTGATCGACGTCAACGAGAGCGTGGTCAGCGTCCGCGACGGGATCGCGGCGCTGGCGGCCGAGATCGCCGGCCGGCCGACCTCGAAGCTGCCAGACCCGCCGGCGACGGTGGCGAACGGCGCGGCTAAGCCGGTGCAGGTCGACACCAGCGCGCTTGAGCGCCGCGTCGACGAGAACGCAAAGCGCACCGACGCGCTGGCGCTCACGCAGCTCGAGCTCAGCGGCAAGATCGCCCGCCGGATCGACGAGTGGGATCGCGTCGGGCTCCTGGTCCGCACCGATGCCGACACGCCGCTTGCCACGAAGGAGGTGGCGGAGTGAGGATCATCCGCCCCGCCGCGGTCACCGACGCGGCGCTCGTCGCCACCTCCGTCGCCGAGGTCACGCCGGCATGGGCGACGGGCACCACCTACGCCAAGGGCGCGCGCGTCCAGGATCAGGTCACTCACCGCGAGTTTGAGAGCGCGCAGGACGGCAACACCGGCCACGCGCTTTCCGACGTGGCGTGGTGGATCGAGGTCGGCGCCACCAATCGCTGGCGCATGTTCGACCAGACCAACAGCAGCCAGACGATCGTGGGCGACCAGCTGCAGGTCGACGTGAAGATCGCCGGCCGGGTCAACGCGGTCGCACTCCTCAACTGCGAGGCGGCCGCGGCGCAGGTGACCGCCACGGTCGACGGCGTGATCGTCTACGACAAGAGCTTCTCGATGACGTCGAGCGACGGCATCGACAACTGGTACAGCTACTTCTTCGAGCCGATCGAGCGCCGCCCCGATCTGATCATCACCGATCTGCCGCTCTACTCCAACATGATCGTCCGGGTGCGGCTCACCCGCCCGGGCGGCATGGTACGGATCGGATCGCTGATCCTCGGCCAGGTGAAGTCGCTCGGGATCACGCTCACCGGCCTGAACGCCGGGATCGTCGACTACAGCCGAAAGGGTGCCGACGACTTCGGCAACGTGACGCTGGTCGAGCGGGCGTTCGCCAAGAAGCTCGATGGCCGCATCGTCATCGACAACAGCGAGGTCGACCAGGTCACCGCCGCGCTTGGCAAGCTGCGCGCGACGCCGCTCGTCTGGATCGCGGACGACCGGTGGCAGACCACCGCGCTCTTCGGCTTCTACCGCAACTTCACCGTGACGTTCGAATACGAGCAGAAATCGACCTGTCTGCTCGAGCTTGAGGGCCTGACATGATCGCTATCCCGCCCATCCTCGAGATCCCGCCCGTGCCGCAGCGTGGCATGGACGACGAGCAGTTCGTCCAGCTTGCAGATGCCTTCATGAACGCGCTGCCGCTCTTCCGCGGCAACCTCAACGCCTTCGCGCTGGCGTTCACGGCCGCCTTCCTCGACCTGAGCACGGTCAAGTTCACGGCGACGTCGGCGACTGCGGTGACGATCGGTACCGGCGCCAAGGCGTTCAACGCGACCGCGGGCGTCGCGTTCGGCGTCGGCCAGGCCGTGATGATCGCCAGCGCGGCCGACGCCACGCGCTACATGCAGGGATCGATCACGAGCTACGACGCGCAGACCGGCGCGCTCACGGTGTCTGTGACCGCGATCGGCGCGGCCGGCACGCGCAGCGACTGGCGGATCAGCCTCGTGCCCGCCTTCGACATCGAGCAGCGCCTCGCCACCTTTGGTCAGCCGATCAACGATCGCCTAGCGCTGCTCGCGCCCACGTCGAATTGGGCGGCCGCAACTGACGCCGAGGCCCGTGCAGGTACGGCGTCGCGGCTGCTCTCGGCCGCGATCCAGTGGTCGATGCAGGCCTATGTCGCGCTGGTGGACGCTCCGAGCGTCGCGCCCGACCTCAGCGCCGGCAGCAACTTCACCTGGACCATCGGCGGCAACCGGGTGCTCGCGAACCCGACCAGCGCCAAGCCGGGGCAGCAGTGGTCGGTGCTCGTCACGCAGGGCGGGGTCGGCACGTTCGTCATGTCGTTCGGCTCCGCCTACGTGCCCGACGATCTCGCGACCTTCCCGGTCCTGAACGGCCCGGCCGGCTCGGTTACCGAGTTGCGGATGCGGTGCACGAACGACGGCAAGGTGCGCGTAAGCGGGGGCAAGCCGGTCGCCGGCTTCCCGTCGCCGCAATATATCTCGCAGCGCTGGTACGGGACACCTTGGACCGCCAACGCCACCAGCGATCAGAACATGTACGACTCAACGATCTACATGCCGATTGAGATCAAGACGTCGGTTACGATCGATGCGTTGGTCTGCTATTCCAGTGCGACGAATGGCTATGCTCGTATGGCCGTCTACACAATGGTCGGCGGCAAGCCGGGCTTGATGCTCCGGCAAACCGGGCAGGCGTCGACAAGTAATTACACCACGGTCATCCCTCTTACCTCCAGCATCACGCTGCCGCCTGGGCTGTACATGATCGCGCTCGCGTCTGGTGGCACCAATTTCACCAACATCGATCCGCGCTACTGCCCACACGGAACGGCCATTGGAGGCGGGCAGACCGAGTTCTACAGCTATAACACCGGAACATGCTGGCAGACGTTGAGCGGAACGCGGAACCAGTACGGTGCCGGCTTCATCGATAATCCCGGCGTCAGCACCTACCCGTACTGGCCGGGTTGCTACTTCCGCGTCGCTTGAGGAGACGAGATGCCCTACGTAATCGAGCGCGCGCCCGATCTCTTCGAGGAGATCAGCGGCAGCTTCCAGTCCGGCACCGGTAAAGCCGCGATCAACCACCCCGATGGCTGGCTCGAGGCGGCTTCACGGACGGAGCTCGCCGAGGCGCAGGTCTCCTTCGTCGCGCCGGCCGAGGTGTCCGACGGCATGGTCGCCGTTTCCACCCGCTATGCGCGCGCAGGCGGCGTCGTGCTGCAGCTGCTCGAGCTCGCGCCCGAGCCGGTCATCATCCCCGCCAGCGTCACGCCACGGCAGCTGCGGCTGGCGCTGCTCTTCGCCGGCAAGCTCGACCAGGTGGAGGCGTTCGTCGCAAGCGGCCACGCGCCCAAGGCGGCGGTGATCTCGTGGGAGTATGCGACCGAGTTCCTCCGAGGCGATCCCATGCTCAACGAGCTCGCCGGTGCGCTGCAGCCGCCTCTCGCGCCCGCCGACATCGACGCGCTCTTCGTCGCAGCCTCGCGCATCCCATGAGCGCCTTCACCGAGGCGACCTTCACGCCCGTTGGGCAGACGCGCGCCGGGCGCGCGCTCTACCGCGTCGACGGCCTCGCCTTCGACATCGGGCGCAAGGGCTCGGGGATTACGATCCGGGTGCCGAACGGCTTCGTCACCGACGGCCCTTCAATCCCCGCCTGGGCGTGGCGGCTGATCCCGACCGAGCGGCTGGTGAAGTCGGCCGCGCTCCACGACTTCATGCGCGAGCGGCTCGACTTCACCAAGCTCACCGGCGACGCGATCTTCCTCTCGGCCATGGAGGCCGAGGGCACGCCGGCGTGGCTCCGCTGGCCTGCCTTCCTCGCCGTGCTCGCCAACACCAGCCGCGCGCGCGCGACCGACTGACCTCCCGGAGGCTTCATGACCGAACCGAACAGCGGCACGACGCAGACCGTCGTCGTCGGCCCGCCGCGGCTGCCCGCGCTTCTTCCGCTGCTCTACGGCGGTATGGGCTCGATCGTGACGATCGGCGGCCTGCTGCTCGCCGTCGGCGGCTGGCGCGGCGAGGTCGACTCGAAGCTCGCCACGCTCGACAGCCGCGTGAGCGTCGCCGAGGCCAATCAGCGGACGTACATCCCGGTCCTCGTCGAGATGAAGGCGAACCTCGCCTACCTCGCCGATCGGGCCCGCCGCGACGACGATCGCCGCGAACGGGAGCGGCACCAGTGACCGACCTCGTCGGCGGGCTGATGATGGTGAGCGGCGGGACCATGATGGTCGGCGCCGGCCTCCGCCTGGCGCAGCCGGTTCGCTTCGTCGCCGAGCTGCTCGACGCGTTGACGTCGGCTCCGCTCCCGCCGCCCGACGCCGACCTCGAGCAGCTGCTCGCTTCGATCGACTGACCGCCGGCGGCCGGTCGCCGCCTTCCAGGAGACCTCTTCCATGAACCGACCCGACTGGCGCCAAGCCTGGCGCTGGTGGTCCGTGCGCGTGTCCGCGCTCGGCTCCATCCTCATGGCCGCGGCGCTCGCAGCGCCCGACCAACTGCTGCTCCTCTGGAACATGCTCCCGCTCGAGCTGCGCGCGCGCATGCCCGAGCACGTCGGCCTGCTGATCTCGCTCGGCCTCTTCCTCCTGGTCATCGTCGTGCGGCTGGTACCGCAGAAGGCGCCCGACGAAGCGCGGTCGCTGCTCGGCTCGTAGAGCGGCAAGGCGACCGCGAAAGCTGCCGGCCTGACGGGTATCTTCGCCACGCTCATCGCCGGCGTCATCGCGGTCGAGGGAGGCTACGTGAACCACCCGAACGATCCCGGCGGCGAGACCAACATGGGGATCACCAAGGTGGTCGCCGTCCGGGCCGGCTACGTCGGCCCCATGCGCACGCTGCCGCGCGAGGTGGCCGAGAGCATCTATTACCAGCGGTACCTGGTCGCCCCCGGCTACGCGCCGCTCGTCGACGTCGACGCCGCGGTGACCGAGGAGCTGTTCGACACCACCGTCAACATGGGTGCCTCGCGGCCGTCGAGGTGGTTCCAGGCGGCGATCGGCGCGCAGTGCGGCGTCGCGATCGCCGTGGACGGCCGCGTCGGCCCCGCGACGATCGCGGCGTACCGCGCCTGCCAGGGGAGGATCGGCGCGGCGCGGCTATGCGTCGGAACGCTGACCGTCCTCGATGCGCGGCAGCGCGCCGAATACGATCGCCTTGTCCGGACCAACCCCAAGCTCCGCGCCTTCCACAAGGGCTGGGTCGCGCACCGCGTCGGCAACGTCGATCGACGGAAGTGCAACGTGCGGACTGCGCGCGCGGCCGCCTGATCGCGGCCGCCGGCGCCGCGGCAGCGGTGCCGGCCGACGCGTCGCGGCGCGCGCCTCGCGGTCGCGATCGGCCGCCTCGGTCGCCCGCCGCGCCCGCTCGAGCAGATCCACCAACCATGACCAGGGCGACCGCATCACTGCACCGTAGCAGCCTCGCGCGCGTCCGATACCGGAGAAACCTATGTTCCGTTCCCTCGGTCGCATGATGATCGCCGCCTCGCTCTGCGTCATCGCCATGCCTCTCGCCAGCTGCGCGACGCTCGCGCCGACCGCGGCGTCGACGGTAACGCCGCTCGAGCGGGCGGACGCCGCCTATCAGCGCATCCGCGCGGTCGCCGTTCTCACCCTCCCGCTGATCCCCGCCCCCTATGACCAGGTCGTGAGCGACTGGATCGCCCGTGCCGATCGCGCGCGCGCGGCCGCGCGGCTCGCGACGGACGCCGTCGAGCAATTGCGCCACCTCCGCGAGCTCGAGGACGCGGTGATCGCGATCCGGGCAGAGACGAGTACGCGATAGCGCGCCGCTAGTTGGGCAGGTTGGCACCCGGATACTCAGCTGGCAGACGGGCCAGCAGAACGCGAAAGCTTGCTTCGCGATCATCCAAATCAAGCAGTTTAGGTGCAATCCAATCGTTGAACACGGTTCTAGCCGGGACAGACCGCAGACCGCGGTATTCGACGAAGTCCTTCAACGTCCGCGTTAGCCTCGCTAGAAGCAAAGCGATTTCATTTTCGGTCGGCGCTGCGAGCTGTAGCGCGTGGGCGTAATCGAGCATTGGCTCCAAGAGGTGCGGCAAAGGACCGTTTGGATCAGTGTCAATGAAGTCCGACCGAGTGAGTTGATGCTGCGCCTTCGCTGCCGATCGCCGAGCTTCTATCGCTAGATCGATGCAGGCGGTGATGAATGCATGTCGCTTTAGCGCAACTCGCTCCCGGTCCTGTCTTAACGTCTCCGCTTCCCGGTCTCGCGCAGCTATGGCAGCGGCGGCGTCCTTTGCGGCCTCTCGTTCAAGCGCCTGGTTCGACCTCTTCGTCTCCTCGATGAAGACGTTCAGGGCTAATCCGATAGCCACGATCGAGAAGAAGCTCGATGTCCATGCGGCCCATGCCTGACCAGCCGGGCTGATGAACCAATCGGAGAGTGCCACCAGTCGCGGCCAGGTAAGGCATAGCATTGCTTCACTTTGGCATGACGCTCGCTCGCCTACAATTCGACGGCTGGCGGACCGTCCATCACCCGCGAGCCTTGCGGATCATCCGCTCTCGCTCGCGATCGTCGGCGTTGAGGAATGGCACCAGTGGCACGCCGGCGGGCACTCGTTGGTCGTCGGGCCAGACGTCGCGGATCTTGGCACCCTTCAGCCCGCAGCCCCACATCGCGCCTGGTCGCCCGCGGCAGCGTAGCTTCGGCTCGATCTCGCCGAGCCTCGTTTCCGGTGTGATTGTGCCGGTCGCTAACTTCGTGCCGATGAGCTGGTCGGCGGTGAAGTAGCGGACCTTGCCGCAGCCTGGACACGTCACTTCGAGCACGACGCCCAGCCGTACGCAGTCGCCGATGCATCGAAGGTACTTCCGGCCCACGCGAGCTCCCGAGTCGAGGAGCTACGTTGTTCTCCTCATGTTCTCGGCCGGCGCAACCGGCGTTCGCTCCTTTTTTTCGCAGCCGCCGCATGGCATGATGCGGGACCCGTCCAGGCTTAGCCGCCGGTTCGGGGCCGCGCGCGCGGTTGACTGTGGGTACCGGTTCGCCGGGTGGCCCGCAGAATAGAAGACCCTCCGGGGGAATATGCGGGGCGCAGTCTCCCGCAGTCCTGCGCGGCTAACCACCCGGTCCGTCCGGGCGTTGGCCGCGCAGCGACGCCCGCCGGGCGTGGCACTCGCCACCACCGAGATCCTGACGCCGCACCGGCGCAGGCCCGCTGATCGATCC